TTTATATTGCTTTCGTAAAATAATGGCTAGTAAACTTAGATATTCAGAAGCATTTTATTCGGTACAAGGCGAAGGACGTTTTGTAGGAGTGCCTTCAGTATTCTTAAGAACGTTTGGTTGTAATTTTCGTTGTATGAACTTTGGTTTGGCAAAAGAGCCAAACAGAGCAGAAAAGTTGAAACAAGGAATCAAGTACAATCCCGAGGTCAAAGAGTTATTGGATAATGGAATACTGGACAAGGTCAACAAGTTTGAAGACTTGCCAATTGTTCATACAGGCTGTGACACTTATGCCAGTATCTATCCTGAATTTAAAAAGTATATGATGGACAAAACCATTGACAAAGTGGTGGATCATGTGTTATCATTAACTCCTGAAGGCAAGTGGACAATGTCTAATGGACAAGATGTACACTTTATATTAACAGGTGGTGAGCCTTTGTTGGGATGGCAAAGGACTTACATAGAACTATTTGAACATCCAAAAATGAAGGACTTGAAAAATGTTACATTCGAAACAAACACAACGCAGACTTTACACAAGGATTTTGAAGACTATCTCAGAAAACAGGACAGATTCCAAGTCACTTGGTCGTGCTCTCCAAAACTTTCCGTATCAGGTGAACCTTGGCACACTGCTATCAAGCCTGAAATTGCTCTTGCTTATAGTAGGATTCCTAACAGTGAAATGTATTTTAAATTTGTGGTTGCTGATGCATCCGATGTGGATGAAGTTACAAGAGCAGTTGCCGAGTTCAATCAAGTGGGAATCAACGTTCCCGTTTATATCATGCCACTGGGCGGCAGATCAGAAACATACACACTCAACACAAGAAAAGTTGCCGAACTCGCAATGGCAAGAGGATGGAGATACACTCCAAGACTCCATGTCGATATATTCGGAAATGCCTGGGGTACCTAAAGAGATGATGAAGGACAGAGAAGAACAAAGACTAAAAGAAATATCGGAGATAAAAAAATGGATATAGTAAAAAAAGTAAAAGACATATTTGTTAAGAAGAAAGAAACAAAACCAGAAGAATCCAATCCAAGATTAGAAGCATTGATGAAAGAAAAAGAAGAAGCAACTCGTAAAGGAGAACCTTGGGTGGGTGTGTTGGACACAAAAATAAATGAAGACAACATCAAAAACGGATTTTTTGAATTGGATTGGAACAACGAATTCATAGAAAAATTGTTGGACGCAGGATACAAAGGCGAAAGCAATGAACAAATTGTGGATGCTTGGTTTAGAACAATAGCAAGAAACATACTTCAAGAAGAAGGTATGGATCCAACAAGAGGTGCTGGATATATCAACACAAAAAATCTAAGTGACGACAAATCAGAAATAAGTTAAAGGAGAATAAAATGACAGATGACAGATCAGAAGACGCAACATATGAGAATGAATCTACACGTGATACTAGTCCAATGGTGCGTATATCAATTAGAGAATATGATGCTTTAAGAGATCAAGCAAAAGAGGCTGGCAAGTACATTACAGATCCCAGTTTGATCAGTATCATTGATAAAATTGAAGAGTTGACTAGAGCATTAAGAAAGCATATTGTAAGAAAATACTAATGAATTACATACTTGTAGATACTGCTAACACATTCTTTAGAGCCAGACACGCAATACAGAGTGATTTGGATTCAAAAGTTGGTATGGCATTACATATCACATTCAATTCTATTAGAAAAGTATGGCAAGACTTCAAAGGCGATCATGTAATTTTTTGTTTGGAAGGTAGATCATGGCGCAAGGACTTTTATACACCATACAAAAGAAACAGAAGCGAGGCTAGAGAAGCCAGAACAGAAAGAGAAGTGGAAGAAGATCAAGTTTTTTGGGAAACCTTTGATAATTTTAAAGAGTTTATAGAAACAAAAACAAATTGTACCACACTACATCATCCACAATTGGAAGCAGATGATTTAATTGCTGGCTTTATACAAGCACATCCTGATGATAATCACATCATAGTGAGCACAGATGGCGATTTTGCTCAATTGATTGCTCCTAATGTGTGCCAATACAACGGTATTACAGAAACCACTATAACACATGAAGGTTATTTTGACGACAAAGGCAACAGAGTTAAGGATAAGAAAACAGGTGAAGACAAGCCTGCGCCAAATCCTGAATGGTTATTGTTTGAAAAATGCATGAGAGGTGACACAGCAGACAATGTATTTTCGGCTTTTCCAGGTGTGCGTACAAAAGGCACAAAAAAGAAAGTTGGTTTACAAGAAGCATTTGAAGATAGAACTTCTAAAGGATACAACTGGAACAATATGATGTTACAACGTTGGTTGGATCATAATGGTGAAGAACATCGTGTGCTGGACGATTATCAAAGAAATGTAACACTGTGTGATTTGACAGCACAGCCAGAAGAAATTAGAAAGATCATCAATGAAACAGTGAAGTCTGTTCAACCCAAACAGATTGAACAAGTAGGATTAAAATTAATTAAGTTTTGTGCCAAATGGGATATGCAAAAAATTGCTGAATACCCGCAAAGTTATGCTGATCCATTAAACGCAAAATACAAAATGAAAGAAGAGGTAACAGCATGACAACAAAGTTTTTTGCAAAGCCGATATTAGAAAACAGATTCTGGATATTAGAATCAGACGGACAAAAAGTAGGCACAATATGTAGACAGGAAGATAGAAGATATATGTTCAGTTGCTCCGATGGCACAAAAATATTCGACAATCAACAACAACTTCAGAAAAATTTCAGCGGAGATTGGATGTGGGGATCCACAGTTAGTGCTCCAGCAGAAGTAAAAGAAAATGAAGACAACACAGTGTATGACTATCCTTCAAAATTTAAACCTTACAATATGGTGTTTGATGTAAAACGTAAACTGCCTTTGTTCAATAAAAGCAAAAAATCAAAAAGTTTATATTGTGCTGGATATTACATTATTCAGTTTGAAAAAGGATGGGTACGAAGTTATTGCCCTAAACTGTTGACTTTGGAAAACTATCCATTCAAAGGCCCATTTAGAACATCATTAGAAATGAAAACGGAGTTAAGCAATGCCAACAAAAGAACCTATTAACACAGCCAGTATACAACAATTCATACAACAAGTTAAAGGTGCTGATCTCAGCAATCAAAAAGAAGTGCGTTTAGACATCAACACAGCCAAGCAAGTCACATACAGCCTAGCCACAGTGTTGGCCCGTTTAGCGGGCGACTATGAGGGTCTAATAGCACAGAATACAAGCACAGAAGACCAAGCAATAGAAGTCAAAGTAGACGGCGGTAATCTATAATACATCTTATTTTAGATAAATACTCATATTATATATGAGTACCATAACCTATCTATATCTCAAAAAACACAACCAAACAGGGTTGATGTACTTTGGAAAAACGGTGAAAAACCCGGAATCCTACACGGGCCAAAAAAATATTAGAGGAGTCATCCGTGTCGCGACCTAAACCTACGATTTTACTGGAACACACAGATCGCAAATCATACAAGAGCGAACAGGTCCTAGCGGCTGAAGGTATATGGGCAGTATTCTACCAAAATAAACCATTCAATTTGAAATCAGCCAATATGCTGAACAACTACCCGGGTCCAAAATACAAGAAAGTATCGTTTTCAAATCCTGGACACGCATTCAATCTAGCCAAAAAGATGAACACCATGTTCAACACTGAAGACTTCACAGTGGTCAAATTGACCCAGGGTGAAACTGTCAGTGAAAAATGAACTGGAAAGAAACCTATACCAAAGTATTCCTAAAGCAGGCTGACATCAGCATAGGTGAAAACACCATGCGAGAATATATGCCTAAATGGTGGAAGAACAGCAGAAACAAAGAATCAGGAGGTTTGAGATTGACTGATGAAGGACTCACTTTTATCAAGGACAAACTGCAACTTCAAACTTATGATGTGCCTTTTCCTATAGATTTCAACCTTACCACACAAACCATCATATTCTTAGACAAATATATTGACTGTCCTTACTACCTTGCTGACGATGGTGTGATTGTGACCAATGAAAAGAAGGCTATGGAATTGATGCTGTTCTCCGGAGATATCAGAAAATATGGTCTCAACAAAGCACTTTCTAGGCTGGAATCCCAAGAATAAGTTATCCACAGACGCTAGAATCCGCATAAACCTTGACTTCTTAGGTGCTTGACTTTTTGATTGCCAGAATGTATTATTAAACTATAACAACAATTTAACGAGGAGTACATTAAATGGTAAAACAAAAGAGCACACAAGAGCCTGGCATTACAACCAGACAGTTGTCGCCAAACAAGGCAAAGGCGAGTATATTACACGCATTAAAAATTAAAAGACCTATCTTTTTATGGGGTGGTCCTGGAATTGGTAAATCAGATATCATTCACCAAATTGCTAAAACAATTGAAGCAAAAGTTATTGATATTAGATTAAGTTTATGGGAGCCTA